GACTTACAATAGTGGTGGTGTTGGTGTGGGTTCAACTAGTGCAAATAAATGGATCTCATCATAAAGGATGATTGGTGGTATCATTATAAAGATGGTTATAAATCTCATCAATATCACAAGGCAACCCTAGATGACGATGGAGACTGGAAGATTGATGATAGAGAAATATGTTTGATTGATCTTGAGGAAGTTGCAAAATTACTAAAAGATGATAGACTAGATACAGTACAACTCAAAGACATAGCGTGGAAAGGGAAACAAAACTTCCCTTATCAAAGTGGAGATGAATGTTCTTGTTGTAAAGGAAAAAGATATATTAATTGTGATATCAGGTATCCACCGATTATCGCATACAATGCACCAAATCCATTTAACAATAAGTATCGTATGATAGATGGGAGACATCGCATACAAAAATTACTTATAAATGGATTTACAGAAAGTTTATTTTACGTTTTTGATTTTGACGAACTCAGACCCTTTTTATTCGATGGAAACAAAATACGTTGAGGGATATATACCTCATTTGTTTTCTTGGAATGAATTATCAAATATTATTAATATCAGACCTTTATTGACTGGAAAAAGAGTACAATTGCTTGACCCTGAAAAAAGAGAATTTAATTGGTTGGTATCAGGTTGGAATCATGATCCAAATTGTTATCCTCCATCATTAATAAGAGATCTGTTAAATGAGATGGTTGTAGTGTTTACAGATATGTCAAGAGCAACAGAAAAAATAAATGACTTTGCTAATTCAATCGAAAATACTTATCAAAGAAATGTTGATGCTCATGTTTATGTTTGTCGTAATCCAGAGTTAGAACATCCATTTGGTGCTCATATTGATGGAGCACATAATGTAATTGTTCAGTGTGAGGGTGAAACTAATTTTAAGGTTTGGGATAAAGTAGAAAATGGTGAAAAACTTTTAGAGGAAAAGAAAAATGTTAAGATGAAAATAGATGATGCTCCCATACTCGATGTGATTATGAAACCTGGTGATGCAATATGGATACCCTTGCATTATCCACACCTTGCTACCTCTCTTACACCAAGAATGTCAGTGAGTTTTCCATTTACACCAAGAGGATTAATGAGTATTGCTCATGAAGATAGGAACTGGATTTCGTTATGAATAATTATAATGTGCAGATGTTATTTCCTGTATGTTTTCATCAATATCTTTTTGATGAATTTGATGCTGATGGTTTGATTGAATTCTGTTATGAACAAAAAGAAAAAGATTTAGATGGACAAGTAAAATCAAATCGTGGTGGGTGGCATTCCTCTTTCTTTAATATCAAAGATGATAATATAATTTCAACACATCTTAAGAGGGGATTGGGTAAATCTATTTTTACTGCTTTAGATCCAAACTTAGGTGTTGAAGTTTCTTACTGGATTATGATCAATCCACCTAGTACCTACAATACATCACATACTCATCCAGAAGCACACTTCTCAGGAGTGATGTGGATTAAAACACCCAAGAAGTGTGGTGATATAAGTTTTAACAATCCATATGAATTTTCTGGTTACATAGAAATGCATTCTTATCTTGAAGAAGTTCGTGAACAAACAGGAGTTCATCCAACCTACAAGTTCCATCCAGAACCAGGAAAAATGATAACATTTCCAAGTTCATTAAGACATGAAGTAAAAGAGAATGAGTCTAATGAAGATCGTATTTCGGTCTCATATAACATACATATAAGCAATCAAATTTGATTATAGTGAGATTAATATATTGTTTAAAAAACAACTAAATATAAATTATGGCAGCATTCGATTTTCCAAATAGTCCTAATACAAATGATAAGTATACCGCAAATGGTATGACATTCATTTGGAATGGTTCGGTGTGGAAAAAAGATGCATCTGCAGGTACGAAGGGAGAGAAAGGACAAAAAGGTGAGAAGGGTGAAAAAGGTGAGAAAGGAGAGAAGGGACAAAAAGGTGAAAAAGGTCAAAAGGGAGAGAAAGGACAAAAAGGTGAGGACAATTCCACCAAAGGACAAAAAGGAGAGAAAGGAGAAAAAGGTCAAAAGGGAGAAGTTGGTGTTTCAGGTGGTCAAGGTACAAAAGGTCAGAAAGGAGAAAAGGGACAAAAGGGTGAAATAGGTGTAGGTATAAAAGGTCAAAAGGGTGAAGATAATTCTACGAAAGGTCAGAAGGGTGAAGATAATTCCACTAAGGGTGAAAAAGGTCAAAAGGGACAAAATGGTCAAGATGGTGATGATTACGAATTCCCATCTGGAACTAGAATGTTATTTCAACAAACAACAGCACCAACTGGTTGGACAAAAGTGACCTCTGGAGTTAATAATCGTGCACTTAGAATTGTAACTGGAAGTGTTGGGTCTGGTGGTTCTAATGGATTTACAAACGTATTAAATAGCACAGTAACTACAAGTGGTGGTATAGTTCAGAACCACACACTAACAGAGGCACAAATACCAAGTCACTATCACTTTGCATTTAGATCAGGAAATCACGGTCAACATCAAAATGGTTCTCCGATGAGTTCAAACAATTATCCAAGTAGTGGTTCTGGAAGAGCAAATCTTTATGAAGGTTACAATATTGGTCAATCAGGATCTGTATCAAACGTTGGTAGAACATCATCTGTCGGTAGTGGTCAAGGTCACAACCACGGGTTAACACATCCTAGCTTTAACTTGAATGTTTTGTATACAGATGTTATAATAGCTCAGAAGAATTAATTATGAAACTTGAACAGGGAAAATTTTGCCCACTTATAGGTGAGGATTGTCTAGGATTGAAATGCTCTTGGTTTACTCAAATTAGAGGAACTCATCCTCAAACAGGGGAACCAGTGGATGAATGGGGGTGTGCAGTTAATTGGATACCAACCTTATTAATTGAAAATTCACAACAACAAATGCAAACAGGTGCTGCTGTAGAGTCATTTAGAAATGAAACTATAAGTAGAATATCACAAACAATCAGTATGAAAACAATCAATGAACCTATGAATGAATTGGAAGGAGATCGTGAACTTTAATCAAAAAATTAATACACCAGAAGTTTTCTTGAACGAAGACTTTATCGGAGTATGGGATAATGTTATTGAAGATGATTTTTGTGATTTTATTAAAAAAACTCTTGACGAATCAACTCAAATTATTCCAAGAAGCAATACAAGTGTTAAAGATGCTCAGTTAGACATAGCAGCGTTCAATCCAAATATTGCTGCTCATATTATGTGTGCAGTTAGGATTTGTTTAGAAGAGTATCTTGAATGGTATCCGTTTTTAAAAAATTTTAATTATCATAGCACTACTTGTTTATTGCAAAAAACAGTTCCAACAGAGGGGTATCACGACTGGCATTCAGAGTCAAATAATATCGCATGTGCTAATAGAACTTTAGTGTGGTCTGTGTACTTTAATGATATAAATGATAGTGGTGAGACGGAATTTTTATATCAAAAAAGAAAAGTTAATCCAAAAGCAGGTAGGATATTAATTTTTCCTGGTTCTTTCACTCATCTGCATAGAGGAAATCCACCATATGAGGCAAAATATATCGCTACAGGTTGGCTTGCAAGTAATGATATGGGTGCTCCAACCACCCTACTATAGTATAAATATCTAGAAATAATATGTAAATGGAAACAGAGTACTCAGCAGTAAAAGAATATTTCGGGACAGATTATATCGGTGCTCTCCGACATATGAGAAATACTTTATTGAGAGAAAGTGACTGGACACAATTCACTGATTCTCCTTTGATAGACTCGAAAAAAAATGAATGGAAAACATATCGTCAGTCATTAAGAGATTTACCTGCAACTGAATCTGATCCCCAAAATCCAACTTGGCCTACTAAACCATCTTAATATGGCAGTAAATTTTCCTAATAGTCCTAGTAGTGGTGACGTGCATTCTGATGGAGGTGCCTCTTGGAGGTACAATGGATATGCGTGGGCACGTATCCCAGATCCTGGTGCAAAGGGAGAACCTGGAACAAAAGGACAGAAAGGAGAAGTTGGATTAACAGGGTCAACAGGTCAAAAAGGTGAAAAAGGACAAAAAGGTGATGTTGAAGCACAGGGAAATAAAGGTCAGAAAGGAGACGCAGGTCCACAAGGTAATGATGGTGCTGCAGGTGATAAAGGTCAGAAGGGTGAAATAGGCACAAAAGGTGATAAGGGAGAAAAAGGTCAAAAAGGTGATACTGGTATTGGTTCAAAAGGTGATAAGGGAGCAGGATCTTCTGTTAGTATTGGTGTAAGTCCACCAACATCACCCACTCCAGTGCAAGGAGATATGTGGTGGGATAGTGACGACTCAGATTTACATGTATATTATAATGATGGCAATAGTGCTCAATGGGTTTCTGTAACATCAGCTGCTGCCTTGAAAGGTGAGAAGGGAGAGAAGGGTCAAAAAGGAGAAAAGGGAGAAAAAGGTCAAAAGGGAGAAAAAGGTCAAAAGGGAGAAAAAGGTGATAAAGGTCAAAAAGGTCAGAAAGGTGAAGTGGGTGAAAAGGGTCAGAAAGGAGAAGTTGGAGTATCTGGTGGTGCAGGTGTTAAAGGTCAAAAGGGTGAGAAAGGTCAAAAAGGTGAAGTTGGTGTTGGAACAAAAGGTCAGAAAGGTGAATTAAATGATAAAGGTCAAAAAGGTGAAGTTGGTAGCACAGGAGCTGTTGGTATTCCTGTTGGAACGATTGCAATGTATGGAAGTAATAATGCACCTTCAGGTTGGCAATTATGTAATGGTGGATCAGCATCTACATCTGCATTACAAGCAGTAGTTGGATCAAATGTTCCTGATTTAAGAGATAGATTTATTGTTGCTGCTGGTAATAGTTACAGTCAAGGCAACACTGGTGGTTCAGATAGTGTGAGTTTAACAACTGCACAAATGCCCTCTCATAGTCACGACGCAACTGCAACATCAAATACATCTGGTTTAAGTATAAACGATCCTGGACACAGACACACATCAAGAGGTCATGGAACTGATGATGATAGTGGTCAATATCTTACAGGAAGTGGAAACTCAGGTTCATCAAATAATGCCATTGAGGATGCTACAACAGGAATTACATTATCTGGTAATGTTTCAACAAATGTTTCAATAGATAATGAGGGTAGTGGACAATCAATTGAGAATAGACCCAGATACTATGCATTGACTTTTATTATTAAAACATAATGTTTAAAGAATTGATATGGGTTAAAAAGAACTCATTATCTGAATTATTCTGTAAAGGAATGATTGAAAAATTTGAAGTTGATCCATATCGAACTGAAGGAAAGGTAGATCAAAATAATCCTAGAGTGGATACATCACTTAAAATCACGATGGATATGGGAGTGACCACTAATATTGCTTGGCAGGAAGAAGATAAAGTTTTATTTGAAGCATTAGAGACATCTCTTGATGAATATGAAATGCATTTAGAAAATATTTCAAAAGAAAGTTGTAATAAAAATATATTGCATCCTGCTCATTATTATGATAAAAAAGATACTGGTTATAAGATACAAAAGTACGAACCAGATGGTTATTATCATTGGCATCATGATTGGTGTATGCATAATGGATGGACACGAATTTTCACATACATTTGGTATTTAAATACGATTGAAGAAAAAGATGGTGGGTGGACAGAATTTATTGATGGTACAAAAATTCAACCTGAACGTGGCAGCATTCTGTTTTTTCCAGCAACTTGGACTTACGTGCATCGTGGTTATACTACAAAAGTACCTAAGTATATTGTAAATGGTTGGATTTATGGAAAACCTCCTAATTGACATTTTTCATACATATGCTATAATAGTAAGAAAATGTTTCTATGGATGAGTTCATTTACGAGGTTGAAGTAGACATTTGTGCTAGAACCTTCAAATTAAAAAGTGACAAAGGAGGAGATAAAGTAATAGCGTGTGTAAACACCGCTGAATTTATGAGAGTTCTAGAGGTTTGTGATCAAATGCTTGAACCTTGTATGGTTGTTTATAAAGAATTAGCATTGACCACTGATAAATAAAACATTCAGTATTTTATTATGAAGTATAAGATATCTACTAAGTGCTGCTGGTTTCGTGGTGGTAGTATGATAGTCAAGATGTACTTTATCAATGGTATGCCATTCACTTTTGATGAACTACCTGACGGACATCTAAGAGATGTGGATTTAATAAAGGAAGCGGATGAATCACGAACATTTAATGATGATGATATGTACCAATATTATTCTTATCTCGTTGAAGAAGAATTACATCCTTGTTTGTTCTACGTGGACTTAGAAAACCCAGAGGAATTACCAGACGACATCGATATTCATATCGATTGGGAGGATGAACAAGCTAAATAGACCTAGTATGCATGGTCTTATCGATCACATTTTATTGTAGTATAAAAAGATGCCTCTTAATAAGTTAGAGAATTTTATAAAGAATACAGAGGGTCGTATCCTTTATGTAAATCCAAATGATCTTG